AGCAGCTAAAAAAGGTAAGCGCGGTATTTTTATCTGTGACCGTATCAAGTTGGTACAACAATCAATTGAGTCATTTACTAATCACGGATTAGACATTGGTGTTATCCAAGGCAATCACGAATTAAAAAAGTACCATGCTCCTATACAGGTTGCGTCTATTCACACTTTGGCACGTAGAGATAAATTGCCTGATTTTGATATAGCTATTGTTGATGAGTGCCATACAAACTATAAGTCTCTTATAGAGATTATGAAGAAGTATAATAATATTCCTTTTATTGGCTTATCTGCCACGCCTTACAGCAAAGGTCTGGGTAAGTATTACGATGATTTAATTTTACCTATCACCCCACGCCAGCTTTTAGATCAGGGCTACCTATGTCCGATCAAATACTACGGGGGCGCTAAAGCTAACTTAGATGGTGTTAAAAAACGCGCTTTATCAACGGGTGGTAGTGATTATGACCCCAAGAGTCTAGCAACGGCTACTGAGAACGACGAGCAGCTAACTGGTGACATTATTAAGAACTGGTTGCATCATGCGCAGGGTATGCAGACAATCGCCTTTACGCCATCCATTCGGCACTCTAAGGAGCTAGTGCGCCAGTTCAATGCGGCTGGGATTACAGCAGAACACATAGATGGTTATATGGCAGAAGATGAACGACAGGTGTTATTTGATGCCCATGATCGCGGTGACTTTATGATCTTGTCGTGTTCGCGTTTACTGAACACTGGTTATGACGCGCCAAAGGTGCAATGCTTAATAGACGCATTTCCAACCAAATCTACAATTGTACTAGCGCAGCGCTGGGGACGCATACAGCGCATAGCTGATGGCAAAACTCATTCTGTGCTGCTAGATCATGCTGGTAATTTTCAGCGTCATGGCCCAGTAGAAGATATAATCCCAGATCATCTTGACGATGGTAAGCAACGATTTAACGAGAAAAATCAAATCAAGGAAAAGAAAGAGCCAAAAGTAAAAGAGTGTCCACAATGTTATCAGCAATTTGTCGGCATGCGATGTGCTTGTGGTTATGAGATACCCATTAAAGAGCAGCTAGATACTACTGACGAAATCCTAGTGGAGCTAAAAGCTAGTGCCAAGCGCAATCGCACAGATACGCCAGAGCATAAAGCACAATTCTTGTCAGAGCTAATGGCATACGCATCCATTAAGGGGTATAGTTATGGATGGGCATCACACAAATATAGGGAGAGATATTCAGTCTGGCCTAATAAGATAAAGCCACACTCAATTAATAGCGGTATCAGTGACGAAACTAAGAAGTTTATCACTAGTCAGAATATTAAAAACAGTAAAAGGAGAGCAGCATAATGAATAATAATATCGAATGGCAAGCAGAGCAATTAGGTCTAAAGCGTATGGGTCGGGAGTACAAAGGCCCATGCCCTGTGTGTGGTGGTAATGATCGTTTTCATTTGAAAGAGGGCAGATATAAGCCAGTGCTTTATCATTGCCGCCAAGGCTGTGAATTTACTGAGATAATGCGAGAATTGGAAAGTCTCGGTATTGTGAAGCGCGATGATACCTATGAACAAAAAAAGTTTACTAGCAGGCATAAGCGAGAGCTGGTGCAATCCCGTATGGTTGTGGGTATGTACGAAGCGCAGCAGGAGCAGGGTGTACCATTGTCGTTGCAAGACTATAAAGCGTACAAGCTGGCGGTAAACCGAGTTCAGGGCATTGAACAACTAATGGCTAGTTAGGAAAAAACATGGCAGATATTAAAGCAGAATACATTGACCACATGGGCAGTGATCTAACAGTAGTAAACGCAGCAAGGGTATCCTTTGATAAGGAGAGTACAGACGTAACCCACAATGATGATAAGCTGATCACATACCTTGCAACTCATGGTCACTGGACACCTTTCAGCCACCCACAGATAACAGTACGGGAAAGCGTACCGATCTTCATAGCCCGTCAACGCTTTAAGCATATGGTTGGTTTTACTTATAACGAAGTGTCACGTAGGTATGTTGATGATACTCCTGAGTTCTATCAACCTAAAGTATGGCGAGGTAAGCCAGAAGGTTCTATTAAGCAGGGTAGTACGGGTGCTGTAGACCTACCCTACGCTCTGCGTACACAGGCATCACACCATTGGAATGATGAAGCATTACATTTGTACAACTCAATGTTGGAACACGGTGTGGCTCCAGAGCAAGCCCGTATGGTCTTACCACAGAGCATGATGACTAGCTATTATGTCACAGGCTCACTAGCGGCATTCGCCCGTATGTTTAAGCAGCGTACAGATAGTCATGCACAGGTCGAAATTCAGGAGCTTGCTCGACACGTTTCCGAGATTATCGAACCATTGTTCCCGATTTCATGGGCAGCACTGACCAAATAATGTTTCATAAAGCAGACAATGTATAATTTATGTTATAATATAACAATGATTAATATTTACTAGTCCACCCCAACGCGGAGACTTCAATGGCTAGACCAACTAAATACAATGATGATATGTTAGCAAAAGCTAATGAATATCTATTAACGTACTCTACAGCTATTCCAAGCTATCAGGGATTGGCTTTGCATTTAGATGTTGCATTGTCAACCGTTGATAAATGGGGGGTTGAACATGATGAGTTTTCGGGTACGTTACGGAAAATTAAATATACCCAGTTTGTCAAAGCACTTGATGGCGGCATAACAGGTGATTATAACGCTAAGATAAGTGGCTTAGTCTTGCATAATCATGGGCTGAGTGAAAAGACTGAGATTAATAACATATCTACTGATGGTAGTATGTCGCCAGTAGCGCCTACTAAGATAGAGCTTGTAGCCTACGAAGCCGAAGCTGATGACTACAGCAAAAATTGATCTACCGCCAAAGCTAGTACCAGTATTCCAAGGTGAAGCCCGTTATCGTGGAGCATGGGGTGGGCGAGGTAGCGGAAAGACGCGCTCGTTTGCTCTGATGACCGCTGTCGAGGGGTATCGTTACGGTAAGTCTGGGATTGGCGGTCAGATACTATGTGGGCGTGAGTTCATGAATTCCTTGGATGAGTCCTCACTAGAAGAAGTCAAGTCTGCCATTCGGTCTGTACCGTGGCTGGATGATTACTACGAGATAGGCGAGCGCTTCATTAGGTCTAAAGATGGTCTGATTAAGTACGTGTTCTCTGGTCTACGTCATAATCTAGACTCAATTAAGTCTAAGGCTAAATTGCTCCTGTGCTGGGTAGATGAGGCAGAGGGAGTTAGTGAGGCCGCATGGCGAAAACTAATCCCTACAGTGCGTGAAGAAGGTTCTGAGATATGGGTAACATGGAACCCTGAGAAGAAGGACTCAGCTACTCATCAACGCTTTCGGATAGAGGCTCCAGAGAATAGTAAAATAGTTAAAGTTAACTGGCAGGATAATCCGTGGTTTCCTAACGTGCTAGATCAGGAGCGCAGTGATGACTTAGAGCGCAGGCCTGATATCTACGGGCATGTATGGGAGGGTGACTTTTTAGAATTCCCAGAAGGTGCTTTCTGGCTGCGAGAAATCAACAAGGCTTACACCAATGGTCAGATTGGGCGCTTACCAATTGTTTCTACACATCCATGCGTGACTTTTTGGGACATAGGCAATTCAGACGGTACGGCTATTTGGGTGGTTCAGCAGATCGGGCTAGAGTTTCGTTGTATACACTTTTATGAAGCGTGGGGTGAGCCATACGCTCATGCTGTTAAATGGTTGAAGTCGCTTGATCTTATTTACGAGAGTATGTACTTACCACACGATGCTGATCATAAGCGGCAAGGCCAGAAAGATAATAAATCACCGCGTCAAATGCTAAAAGAATTAATGCCAAGCGCCACATGGCGTGTAGTGCCTCGTATATCAGAGATAAGCTGGGGTATTCAGCAAACGGCTGATATGTTCCCGTACATCTGGATTGATGATAGTCGCTGTGGTGCTGGCTTAGACCATCTAAAGTCATACCGTAGAAAGTGGTCAAATAGTGAGCATCGTTGGACACATATTCCAGATAAGAGTGAAGGGCATTCTGAGGCTGCTGATGCGCTGCGGCAAATGGCACAAGCATTTACTGCTGGAGAGCTAGGAAAGCGTAAGAAGAAGCACAAAGGGCCAATTAAGCGAAACCTAAAAGGTGTGGTATAATTGGGCTACATTTGATTATGGGTTTATGTTATGGGGTTGCTTGGCAAGGGCGTTAATAAAATTGGTGGAGCAGCAAAAGGCTTGCTTGACGTAGTTGATGATAGGTTTTTTTATCATTCTACTGATGCCGATTTTGATCAGATAAAGCCTAGTGATGCGTATCGCGGAGCTGGTATTTTTGGGCATGAGTCTGCGGAAGCTACAGGTAAATATGGTAAGCGCACAATCCCTTTTAAGGTTAGAGGCAAGATAGCTGACGAATCTCCTGATGGAGTGCTAAACAAAGAGATCAAGAAAGCTGGTTTGGTTCCTCTTGCTGATGAAAGCTCCCGTGATGCTTATAGGCGACTTATTGAGCAAGCCTCAGAGCAGGATGTGCAGAGTATTTTTAAATCTGCTGGCTATGGTGCTTACTCAAGGCCTACCAAGAAGGGCGATATAGTTCAGGCGTTTGACACTGATACTGTCATCCAGATGGATGATAAGGGGGGCTTGCTTTCCGCATCAGGGTTAGGTGAAAGTGAATATTATCACGGCACAGCTTCTAATATCCAAGAGTTTTCTAAAGGTATGCGTGGCACTGGGACAGAGGCAAGCTCAGCCGAGAAAGCTTTCTGGTTCAGTGATGACCCTGAATATACAGCCAGAAGTTATGCCGATCATAGCGCCACCACAAATCGTGTTACAAAACTACTTAAAGAAGCTGATGAGGCTGAGCGTACTGGTAACTGGGACTTGTATGACCAAAAGATAGTAGAGGCTGAGGAGTTAGAGGGTCAGTTCATGAGCAATCCCCAATCCAGACTTAGGGGTCAGAACATCATTCCAGCGTACTTACCGAAAGATGACAGCCTAGTGGTTGTTGATATGAAGGGCCAGTCCTTTAGTGACCAAGGGGTGTCTAAGTATGTCAGTGATACATTGGACGCTGCAAAAGCTGATGGCAAGAAAGGGGTTAAGTTTTTAAACCTAGACGATGCTATTGGTCATTATGATAAGCCTGCAACACATGTAGCTGTGTTTGATGAGGGCAATATCCGATCTAAGTTTGCAAAGCTAGACCCTAGCAAGAGGGGTGAGGCAGGGATGATGAAGTCAGCCTTAACTCCAACTATAGGTGCTGGCCTACTAGGCCTAGGTGCTTTAGCTCAGTCTGATGAGTCAGAGGCAGGGGTAGTGGGCGGTATTCTTGGTGACATTCTTGGTGACTTTGCTGGCGATACTGTAAAGCAGGCAAAAAAGGCTGGGTGGACTGATGAGCGCATAAGTCGAGCTATTAGGGATATGTCCCATGTTCGGGGTGATGTTGCCAAGGGCCGTGTAGGTCACGTTAACCCAAAGGAGTTTGTTGAAGCTACTCACCCAGACTACTCGCAGATCAAGAAAGAGGCTGGCTTGCTTGATGTAGAAAAGCTCCGTAATGAAGATCAGATACCATTTATTAACGTGGAAGATGGTAAAATAGTGGGGCATGAGGGCCGTCATAGGATGGCGGCTATGCATGAACAAGGTATTGATTCTGCTCCTGTGATGATACGTGATGTATCTGGCTATAGTAGTGAAAACGTGCCAGCCCAGAAGTTTTCAGCGCTTCTTGAAGGTCAGGATTTAGCTGATGGTAAGGTTGGAAAGCCGTTATCAGTTACAGATACAATACTGGCATCAAAGAGCAACAAGGGCGCTATCAAGGGCTTAATGGGTGATAGTGATTTGCTTTACTCAAGCCCTATCATGGGCGGCACTGCTGGCCTACTAGGGTTAACCGCACTAGCTCCAGATGATGTACGTGCTGCTGAAATAGCTGCTACTGATATACGTGATGTAGGCTCTATTCAGGCACCACGAAGTCAGGGTGCAGCAACAGCCGCTAATCTAGCTAATAGGTATAATCGTGCTGTGCAAAATGCTGGCCCTATAGGATTACTAGCCCCAGAAGCCCCAGAGTCTTTGATACGCAAGTCGGCATATGGTGATAAGCGTGGGTTGATGGACTATATAGGCGCTGCTCTGGGTATGTTATAATAGGCCCATAACTTAAAGGTAACACTATGGACTTAACGACTTATACAGGTTTACAAGCGGCTATTGCTACTACGCTTAACCGCGACGATTTGGCGTCAGAAATCCCTGCATTTATCCGTTTGGCAGAATCTCAAATGCAATCTGACTTACGGCATTGGCGCATGGAAAAGCGAGCAGAAACATCAATTGATAGTCAATTTATTGGGCTGCCTAGTGATTGGGCTGAGACTATCCGCTTGCATTTGAACGCTGATGGAACTAAGGATATCCGTTATATTACGCGCAGGGAAATGCAAAGCATGAGGGCGGGTAGTGATGATGCGACAGGTGCGCCTGCTTATTACACTCACACCGCTGGACAGCTAGAGGTTTATCCATCACCTGATGCTACATATAGTGCGGATATTACCTACTACGGAACGATAACACCGCTTAGTGACAGTGTGACTAACTGGGTTTTAACTAACTTTCCCGATGTTTACTTGTATGGTTCGCTTATCCACACTGCGCCATTTTTACAAGAAGATGAGCGTACACAAACTTGGGCTGCATTATACGGAGCTGCTGTTAAGCGCCTCAACGATGCCAGCAAACAATCACAAGCAAGCGGTAGTGGCTTGCGTTTGACGATCAAATCTTATTAAGGGCTACTTATGTCTCAGGCTACGAATTATTTAGAAAACAAGATTGCAGAGCATGTGTTTGGCGGCTCTGCTTATACGGCTCCTAGCACTCTGTATGTTGCATTATTCACATCTGCTCCTAGTGATACTGGGTCCGGAACAGAGGTTTCAGGCGGCTCGTACACTCGCATGGCAATGGCGTTTACTGTAAGTAGCGATACAGCCAGTAATACGAGTAATGTTGAGTTCCCCAAAGCCACGGCTTCATGGGGTACTGTTACTCACTTTGCTATTTACGATGCGTCTAGTAGTGGTAATATGCTTTGCTACGGGACATTAACTGCGTCTAAAGCTGTTGCGAGTGGTGATACATTGCGCTTTAATGCTGGTGAGCTAGATATAACGGTTGCCTAAAATGCCTGCCAACGGTTACGGTGCAGCTTTATATGGTGTAGCAGCTTATGGTTCTGAGAATTACGAGGACGTAACGGCTTCTAGCGATTTATCATTAAGCACTGTTGCTGCCTCTGATTTGATACAAGGTATCGCTGCAACGGCTAGTGTAGTCGTATCGTCATCTGGTAGCTCTTTGTTAATTAATGGTGGTGTGGGTCAGTCTAGTATAGCTGTAGGGCTGACAGGCTATGGGCAAAAGATAAGCTTTGCAGATGGTTCTGTAGGAATAACAGTTACTACCTATGGTGATGCTAATGGTATACGCTTGGGCGGTGGTGCTGCTGTAGCAACCGTTGGAACAACTGGTAGTACAACAAGGATTGTTTTCGGTGATGGCGAGACTAGTGTTGATTTGTCTGCTGCTGCCACAGTTAATGTCATTGCTGGGATTAATGGCAATATTGGCATTACTGTTAGCACTAGTGGTGATATATTAAGAATATTTGATGGTGTAGCTGTAACGGCTATTAGCTTGGCGCTTGATGGTGTGCTGCGCTATAAGTACGAGCCAATAGCTACTGATAGTCAGAGTTATACTATCGTATCCACTGATTCTCAAAGCTGGGCAGAGGTGGAAACTGACAGCAACATATACAATGATATACCTGTCGATAGTCAGGTATGGTCAGCAATTGCGTCTGACAGTGAAAGCTGGGCGCAAATCTAGTATAATTGACCTATATTTAACAACGGAGGCCGACGATGGCTGATACTACTACTACAAACTACAGTTTGACGAAGCCAGAGGTCGGGGCAAGTGATGACACTTGGGGTACAAAGCTAAACACTAACTTAGATTCTGTCGATACGCAGATGAAATCTAACGCTGATACTGCGGCTGCTGCGCTACCAAAAGCTGGCGGCACGATGACAGGCGATCTTGAGCTAGGCGATAGCGTCAAGGCGAAGTTCGGTGCTGGTGATGACCTACAGATTTATCATGATGGTACAAGTAACGATAGTATCATTGACGAGAGTGGAACAGGCAACCTTAATCTACAAGGAACAAATGTTGTAATTAAAACTACTGGTGGAACAGCAACCCAAGCGCACTTCTATGCTGGAGATGAGGTAGGCTTATACCACAATGGCACTAAGAAACTAGCCACCAGCTCATCTGGGGTCGATATTTCAGGCACAGCCACGATGGATGGTTTGGTTTTAGACGCTGGAACAGGTTTATATACAACAGACGCTACACTTTCTAACTATAGTTCATCCAATGGAGTTTATTTAAACGGAAATTCAAACGGATGGTTGCGACTTAATGGAGATAGAACAGGGAATCAAAGATGGGATATATTTGGAGATGGGGGTGGTGGTTACGCAAGATTACTTACAAATGGTAAAAACAGACTAAATGTAGACAACAACGGAGACATCAGCTTCTACGAGGACACTGGCACAACCGCTAAGTTCTTCTGGGATGCGTCTGCTGAATCTTTGGGTATAGGTACGAGTTCGCCTAGTGCTAATTTGGAGGTCAACGGCAAAGCAAGAATTGGTAATACGTCAGATGGTGTTGAATTAAAAACAGCGACTGGATTGGCTTCTATCGTAGGTGTCGATACTGGATACAATGGTTGGAATGATTTAGAACTTAGGGCTGGCTCTACTACTCAGTTATACCTTGATACTAGCGGTAATGTGGGTATAGGCGAGTCAAGCCCAGACACTAAATTACACGTTCAAGGGGTTATAACTGCTGGTGATGCTGCAGCCACTGCTGGCTCCACACTCTTAGAGGCTAATTATTCTGACCATAGTGATGATAACCCCAATGTTTTAGGGACGCAGTATTCTAGTTCAAACTGGGCTATGGGTTTTGGTGTGAGGCCTAAATCCGGTGCGGCTGGTTATGTTTCTAGTATAGATAATTCAAATTGGTATAGAGGTGTTTTGGAAGTCGGAAGTGTATTGTCTTTCAAAACTGGAGCGGCACAAACTACAACCGTGGGCAATGATGTAACGCTGACTGAGAGGTTTAAGGTAGACGAGTCTGGTAATGTGCTGGTGGGGACTACTGATACCGCCCCTGCTACCAATAATGTTGCAGGTATTTCATTGAGAAGCGCGGGTCATATTAATGTCAGTCGTGCTAGCGGTGTGGTTGGGTATTTTAATCGCAAAACTGACGATGGCACCATCCTACAGTTCAGCAAAGACGGCACAACCGTAGGTAGTATTGGTACAGAAGGTGGTGACTTAACTATAGGTACAGGTACTAACTGTGGACTACAGTTTAATGATGGTAACTCTGCAATACGTCCATTCAATGTAGCAGGGAATAATGCTGTAGATGCTACTGTTAACTTAGGTGTGTCTAATAAACGCTTCAAAGACCTCTACCTCTCAGGCGGTGTCTACCTTGGCGGCACAGGTTCAGCGAATAAGCTGGACGATTACGAGGAGGGGACTTGGACGCCTGTTGTGCGAGGACATACTACAGCAGGAACTTATTCGCCTACAGAAAGCCAAGGTCACTATACTAAAGTTGGCAATATGGTTACTTGCTGGTACAACTTAACGAATATTACGACTACTGTGGAAGGTACTGGGGCTATAAGAATAAAAGGTTTACCTTTTATATCTAATTGGCAATCGGGATTTAATGGAGATGCTGTAGGAAGTACAGTATTAAGCGGGTGGAATAATATTAGCGGCGTCCAACTTTACAATATAGTGGCAGATAATGTTGACTACATGTTGATCTATAAATCACATGGCAGCACCAACACGGGAACTGGAGTATCTATTACACATAAAGTCGGTAGTAGCTCGGACATTCGAGGCTCCTTTAGTTACATAGTAGGATAAACCATACGCTTACCAGAGGTAGGCACAGACAGGAAATAACAAAATGACAACACTTACAAAAGAAGTAGTAGTAGACAAGATCGAAGTGCTTGAGAACGGCACAGTGCAGGTACGCACAGCAACCCGTGTATTGGAGGATGGCGTAGTGCTATCCAGCTCATACCACAGACACGTATGTATGCCAGACCATGATTGCTGCGACGAAGATGCAAAGGTAGCGGCTATCTGCGCTGCGGTACACACGCCAGAAGTCAAGGCGGCTTATGCGGCTCAAATGGCGCCACAAGAGGCAGAATAAAATGACTGACTTTACATGGAAAATTAACAACCTTGAACGCAGCACAGCCGATGACTACGTGCTTGTAGTCCACTATGGCGTAGACGCTACTGACGGTGAGTTCAGCAAGGGTGCTTACGGCACTATATCGTTTGACCCTGAGACTATGCCAGCAAGTGTGAACTTTGACTCACTGACCGAAGAAACCGTACTGGGCTGGGTGTTCACTAAAGTCGAGCAAGACGTTGTGGAGGCACAGCTAGAAGCCATAATTGCGGATATGAAAGAGCCAAAGGTTGTTGCTGGTATGCCGTGGGTAGCTGAAAGCTAATGCTTGACCCAGTGTCTATAATAGCTGCTATTTCTGCGGCTAATGGCGCTTATAAAACCCTTAAAACAGCCGCTAGTAACGCCTCAGAAGCATGGGGCGCTGC